TCAGAAGTCGATTACAACGGTGATTATAAAGAAATACACAATTTATGTAATTGTAGCACATTCGCCGTAGTGCAGTTGCGAGACGGTGAAAACGACATATATGTAGATGACGAAGGTTTATTGAAAACTAATCGTTATTTCAAATATGTAGATGGAGATTATACACATACGTTAGCAGGCAAAAGTTTGATACTAGCTCATGATGATGAGGGTTGTAGTATTGATACTACATTGAATGCCGCAGATGTTGCGTGGGTTGTAGAATTTTTACCAGAAGGTCATATAGAAGAACCTATGATGGAGTTCTTCGTTACAAGTAGGAGTTAATATGCCAAATCATTGTTATAATAAAGTAGAAATACATTGTAAAACTAAAGATCAAGCGAAAGAAATACAAAAGTTTCTTGCGTCTGATGAAACTTATTTCGATTTAAATAATATTGTTCCAGCACCTAATTGGTCAAAAACACCTTTGACAGGTAAAGAAAAGTCTTGGTTTGGTGAGACAAACAAACTAGGTGATGTTGGTGAATTACCTATAAAAGATGAGGAGTTTCCAGAAGAACTCGGTACATTTTGGAAGTTTGCTAGCACTGGTAAACAAGACGATAGGTGGTATTCTTGGAATATCACGAATTGGGGCACTAAGTGGAATACTTATGATTGTGAAGACGACAGTGATGATTGTACTCTAGTATATACTTTCAACACTGCTTGGGGACCACCAGAGGCGGCGATTGCTGCTTTACGTGAGATATATAAAGATATATCGATTTCAGCGTTCTATGACGAGCCTGGAAACCAAATCGCAGGGTATTACTAGTGCTTTACTTTGGCGTTTATGGTAAGTAAACTATATAGTAGGTTTTAGTTGTGGTTATCTGTATTCATACTTACCACGACTACAACAGAGTGCGTGGTAAGTCTCTTAAATGAGTAGAGGTAAACTAGCGATAGTGTCGACACACTCCACGAAAAAATCCTTCGTGGCACGCACTCGACTTTAGAAAGAAGAATTTTTTAGGAGAAATGTTATGGATGATTTTAGAGCAATAATAAGTGAGATGGATTACGATGAACTTGTAAACCTACGCAGATGGGCTAAACAACAATGTGGTAGCACGAGTTATGAAGGTAGCCAACATTGTAAAACTTTAGTAGAAGCTATTGACAGTAACCCGATATATATTAAATATCAGCGTATACAGGAGAACGAAAACTCATGGGCTTAGAGGAAATTAAAGAACAAACATTACGGCATATCAGTAGTTTAACACGCTATTTAGATATGTCTGATGATGATAGGCTAAAAGCCTATGATTGGGTTTATACAGTGTTGTGGGATTACCACAGGCTACATGGACCTTACGAATATTTGTCGATAGGGGATGTAAGCCACTTTTTTGACATCTGGTATGACGGCTACTATGGAGATGTAGACGAAGATAACAGATGTCTTTGTGGCTTACCATTAGAAGCTAACGGCAGAAACTGTTATGAACATATGACAAGGGGGTATTGATGAAAGCAGAAATATCATCGTATAAAAAACTAGATCGTTTAGAACTAGGTATTACTATTGAACTAGAAGATATACAAGAAATATTACCAGAATTAGACTTATGGAGTTGCGAACACGTAATAGCCATGATTGCGAGAAACCACAAGGAGGTTTTATATGCAGGAATATTACCAACAATCGAAAAATACGGAAAAGAACTGTTCCCACGAACAGTCGTTAATTCCCAAACACCTGAGATATCTAAGTAAAGAAAAACTTGATATTTTAGCAAAATTATTTACACCGAGATTTTAATGAGTGAAGTAGAAAAAAGAACGAAATATTTAAGGATGATGATGTCAGCTTTAGATGATGCCATAGGTGATTGCGACGAAGATATGAAATATCGTATCGATTGTGTATGGGACGCAATAGACGAGTTAGAAGCTAACGGTGTAGAGAGGAAAAAATGAAAAAGACTAATATTATAAAAGTGTTGAGGTTATTGAACTTACACTTAAAAAACATGATTGCAACACAACCACTTATGAAAGAAGAATATACTTATTTGTTAGAGTTAAATAAGGATATGCTTAGAGAAATAAGACAAACACAAAGCTCCGATATGTCAGAACTTATTGATGAAGAAGCACTTTTGAAAATTATTGAAGTTATATTACTTCCATATGGTGCGGATTTTAGTATTCGTTATATTAAAGAGCGTAAGAATCAAATTACATATATTTAGAGGTAAACTATGAAGGGTTATGATGAGAGAGATGAAATAGGTTATTTAGATGATAATAGTGGTTATCACTGGCACGGTGGTAAATGGAACTATAGACGAGTAGAACTATGGGCTGAAGAACGTGGTTTATTAGGAGAGTCTAACTTAGCTTCGATACTAACGCCCAAACCTTCTAACGCTCAAACCTTGAAGCTAATGGAAGAAGTAGGCGAACTAGCTCACGCTGTTGCCTATCGTGACGAACAAGGATTAAAAGATAGTATAGGTGATTGTGCCGTAGTATTGATTATACTAGCAGCACAAAACGGCATGAAGTTTGAAGATTGTCTCAACTATGCTTGGGATGAAATAAAAAACCGTCAAGGTAAATTGGAGGATGGATTATTTAAGAAAGATTGAACATTATATGCTACCTACAAAGCAGAGGGATAAGCTCCTCAAATAAGGGTAGGCTAAGATACTAGTTTAAAATACGATGCGTGGCGAGAACTAGATGGCATATAAGATAGGTGGTTGGATTGGTAGTATACAACAAGCAGTCCCTGAGGAGCCAACTGCACAACCACCGAACTTTTTTGGGAAAGTAGGTTTCCTCAGGGAGAAAAAAACTCCCTATTCATTTTAATACCTACTTTTCCTGTGGGCTGTAGTTCCTCCTAACTGTGAAGTTATCATAACAACTACAGTCCACACCTTGTTTTACTTTGGGGGTAATGGTAAGTAAACTAGTTATAGTAGTATTTTAGAAAGGAGACTTATGGAAAGATTATACGAAATTAAAGTTAAAGTGACAGAAACTCATCGTATTTACAAAAGAGCAGACGGTTATAAAGAAGCTCAACGCTTAATAGAAGAAAGTTCACATGCACAAGAAGAAGGACGTGATGTGCAGGTTGTCTATGTAAAAGATGTAAGAACAGATAAAAGAATGATAGTAGGTGATCCGTGAGTAAAGATATTACACAATTAGAAGACGTCAGGTGTTGTATTTGTAGCAAATATATTGAGCCACTAAGAAACGCTAAAGGCGAGATAGTTTGGAAATATGGTCATAACGCCGACCCTGTAAAAGAGGGCAGGTGTTGCGATCAATGTAACTTTGAAGCCGTGCTACCCGCACGGATGGAACAATTAATAGGGGGAAAATAAATGGGATTAGATTGTTATATGGTACACGCTAGTGACCAAAAGAAAGCTTTTACAAGCGAAGATGATCAGCGTCTAGTTGATATACAACTATGTTGTGGTTTATTCAGTGGCGGTGGTAGCGACGGTTCGTTTAGAGGAAAAGTCTACGAGCCATTGATTGATTATTTATGTGGTGGCGAATATATTTGGCATAAAGAAAGTAAAGACCCTGCTATTATGCCAATAGTTACGAATGACGAACTTGCTGACCAAGCTCATAGGTTGCGTGATCTATTAGAAGCTACGAAAGAAGTTGCTGAAGAAAACGAGGAACCTCTACAAGACGATACTATTGTTATACAAGTTGAACAACGAGGTTCAATTATTGACTATACCTACAAAGAAGTGCGTGATCTAGAGTTATTACTTCGTGCTACTGTCGAAGGTGGCGGTGTTATGCAAGTATGGTGGTAGTAGTTTACTTTCGTTATAGTGGTTTATATACTATATATAGGTAGTAATTAACGACAAAAAGAAAGGAGAAAGTTATGCGATGTTCTTATTGTAAAGACCCAAACTGTGTAGTTCCTGAGCCACGTGCTCGACTAGGTTATACTACATGCACTGATTGCGGCGAGCGAGTCGCTGCCGACCTTGCGGAAAGACGCAAAAAACAGATAGCACCTACTTATAACAAAGGTGCTTATCAATATATTACAATTAACGATACTAAGACTATTGGGAGGTAGTTATGGCTGATTATAATAAATACCATAAAGCATTAGATGATATGCAAAGTGAAGGTAATGCTGATATGTTCGGAGCACCTGCCGAGCTAATTGCCGAGTTCCCTGAACTAAGACGCAGTCAAGCTGTTACGATTGTATCCGAGTGGATGAAAAAGTTTTTAAAGGTGAAATGATGAGCACTGATTGTAAATGCGAAAATATCGTTAATAGCCATAAAATCACTAAAGACGGAGTATTACAAAGCGTTTTAGAGTGTGAAGATTGCGGTAAGCGAGAGGTTGAGCCATCGTAAAATGGCTTGCCCCTTGCTTTATAATGGCGTAAATGGTAAGTATACTATTTATAGTTAAAAAATAATTATTCGAAAGAAAGGAGAAAGTTATGGAGAATAATGTATATGATAGGTTTGATCACGTCAACGCTCCGAGTGAGCCGTTGACGGATTACGTTTTTATGAAATATTACCCTAAGCGATTGTCGGAAGTATTGAACGGTGGCACTCCTATATGTATGGAGTTTTACTACCAAGACGGCAATACTTGGTTAAAGATAAACGGCAACGACGGAAAGTTTGCAGTTTATCAGTATATGCGAGCCAACGGAAAACTACCGAAGTTTATGTGTGAAGAAATGTATGCACATTGTGTAGCCGTTGATAGACTGTGGGTTGAGGATATGGCGGATAAGTTTGAGGAGATATCATGAGCGATAAGATTAAATTTGGTGACTGGTTTGTTTGGGAAGACCACGACGGCTATATTGAACAGGCGATGGATGATTCAGCAGATATTGCGGTAGTTATAAACGATATATTGTCCGATGAAGATAAGTTGATTAAATATAACTATAAAGATCACGGAGACGTGAACGGTATCCATTTATATACTTTTATGACTGATGAGTATATATTTATTTGCCACTTCACCTATGCCGATGAAAACCAAGCGTATCTATTTAGACATCAAAACATGAGTTAAGTCATGGTCAGTAACTAGGATAACAAGGAGAAGCGACTAGTCTAAGTAACGAAGAGTGCAAGCAAAAGCTGACCGCCTCCAAAGACCCTCGCTTAGTGCGGGGGTTTTTTACGTTCGATATAGTCTAGGCTTGCTTTACTTTCGCTTGTAAAATCTTAGGTATAATATAAGGGTAAAAAATTACTTTTACGATTTTATTTTTCGAAAGAAAGGAGAAAGTTATGAAAAAACTATACGAAAATATACAGCGAGAGTTGGATAAAAACCGAGTGGACGAGTGGCATTCGGTGATACCTTTATCGGAGGACGGAGCGTCTTTACTTAACGATTTAATGGATGTGAGTAACCCAGACCTTAGCGAAGGAGTAAATGGATTATTCTTACACGAGAATCAGCAAGGATATATCGAGCCTAAGAACGCATACATTTGTGAAGGGACTACTGCAATCATTGAAGATAATGATTATGTTTACTTTATATTTTATGTAGAGTCAGGCGACCAACATGCAGAGATCTTAGCTCAGATAACGAGACACGACAAGCAAAGATGGGTGCCTGAAAACGGAATGTAAGACTGTCTACTAAATACCCTCGTGTCGTTGTCTACGGCTCGGGGGTTTTTTATTATTAGATGTATCGTATTAGTGTTTTTAAAAATAAAAAATTTTAATGAAAGAAATTTACAAAACTACTAATATCTCTAATATAGTAATAGAATCGTTCTGAAAGTCTCTTTGCTACTGTGTTTCTTTAGTTTACGAAAGTAATAGATTTGCTATTAGTTATTACAAATGAGTGGTAAGATACCTAGAGGGCACGAGAAAAGTAATTTAGAAATTATCTTTTTTAATAATATTGTAATATCATTTGCTACAGCGAGGTGTTATAATGAAAAAACTGACTTATACCAATTTAGTGCCAACCGAAGACGGTAAAGCTTTCGTCGATCAACACGGTAAGATATGGCAACCACTCAACTCAAAACAAAAAAGATTCTGTAAAGAGTATATCAAAGGACAAACAGCTACTGAATCAGCTATTAAAGCAGGCTATACAAAAGATAGAAAGGGTGCTAAGACACAAGGAAGCGTTCTACTCAATCATAACCCAGTCGTGCGAAACTACCTCATAGACTTGGAAATCGCAGCCTCAGAGAAGGAAGCAGTTTCTCTAGAGAATCACCTGTCCACTCTACACGACCTGCGAGAAGAAGCCAAGGACCAAGGACAGATATCCGCTGCCATTACCGCCGAAGTACATCGAGGCAAGGCAGGCGGACTCTACATCGACAGGAGAGAGATATTGACTGCAAAAATCGATCTAATGTCCAAGGACGACATACTCACTCGGCTCAAAGAATTGATTGCAAAAAAGACCGACAACGTTATCGAAGGCGAGTTCACCAAGAAACACTGAGCGACGGAGCGATTGAGCGACTTTCGTAGCTATCTTTTAGTGCTTTACTTTGGTACCAATCTCAGGCATAATAACTTTGTTACTTAGGGGGTTATAGGTTTAACCTCCGATTATCTAGAAAGGAGAAAGTTATGTCACAGATAGATAAAAACTTCACCGCAGCGAGCCAAAAGGGAGCTGTAAATTATAACGCAGTTGTTACATTAGTAGCGACGCCTTCGGGTAAATTCCCAGCACAAGCAGGGAAAATTATCGAAGCTTTACTTACTGCGAAAGACTACAGTCTTACAGTAGGTGAGTTAGTTGGGACTGACGGATCAACGGATTCTGCTTTATTAAAAGCGGGATTAGTTACAGTCCAAACGCCGATGGACATCTGGTCTCATTACAGAGCTAGACTGGTCGACGAGGGATTAGTTACAATTAGCTAAACGCTGATTGTTTTCAAAAGGGCGACTTCGGTCGCCTTTTTTGTGCTCTACTCTAGTCTATCGCTCTAGTCTATCAATCGCTCTATCGCTCGCTCGCTCCGTCTCCTCTACCTCTACCCTCTACTCTATCTATCGATCGCTCTATGGTTGTGTTTTCGTTCGTTCGTTCGCTCCAGGAATCTAAGAATTTAAAAAATGTTAAGGGATTAACTAACTTAGTTAACTTAGTTAACTTAATATATAACTTAAATTAATTAATATTAGCTATTGACATTAAGCTAAATATCAGGATAATTAACAATATGAATACAGAAAAAAAGGTTAACACGCCTAAAAGTGTTGAGGTTAAAGCGACCAAGAAACAGAACGCTAAGGAAGTAAGAGAAGCTATTAATAATATTGATAGTAAAAAGGCTCTTATAGATACTAACTTTAAGGCTAAGTCTGGTTATATACCTAACGCAAGAGTTACGTTATTAACTACAGATCAAGCAAACGCTTTACCTAAACAAGCTCAATGCTTTATACAAACATTAGCAAGTATAGAAGGTCATACTTGTACTGTTGATGAGCTATGCGGTGGTGATGTTGCAGGTGAAAGCCTAGTATATAAACACTCTAACTTTAGTACTGTACAAACAGCTAGTAGAGTATTTAATCACTATAGAGAGCGATTAGTTAAAGAAGGTTTTATAACTGTTAGCTAATTAAATTAACTTACTATTCATATAAGGGCAAGTCTATACTTGCCCTTTTTTTGTGCCTATTATTTAACCCCCTATACCCCCCTAGCCTACGCCGCCGTCCGTACCCTCCGCCGTCCCTTAGTTTCAACCTCAAAATGCTATCTACTTTACAAATAAGTCCCTAGTGAAAAAAATTTTGCAAAAAAATTTTTATGAATTATACTTTTGCTATGTCTTTAGTTATTTAACAGGAGTCATACATG